CAGATATCCCTGACGAATTTCTTTTAGACGTAATACAAAAGCGCACACACAAGGATCGTGGTGCGATGAGCCCAAATGTTGTTGATGCTGTCCGATCTGTTTTTCCATCCGCTGACGACGCAGAAGTTGTTCAAATCATGAAGCGTTTGTCTACGAATTTTCGCAGATCACTCAATGAAGCACCACCAGCAATTGATGAAGATACAAAAAAACTTATCAAGGCATTGAAGGACAAAAATATAGAATTTATTGAAGTTCCTGCTAGTAGCGGTATTACTTCTCCACTCTATTACTTTCACCTATCTGACGATCCAGCCAAATGGGGTCGCGGATATTTTTTGAAGAAACCAGATAGAGGTTGGGAGAGCAACCAAGGAAACGGGAAAAAGATATCTCAGCACGCAGAACTAATCGGCAACATTCTTGCTAAACAAATTGGTTTTGCAAATGGTGCACCAAGGCTTGTCAAAGGAAGCAACAATAACCCATTCTTGTTAATGGACATTTTTGTCAATAACGCAGAAGGAAAAGTTGCGGGTCGTTACAGCCCGGGTGGCGTCACTGATGCAAAGTCTCGTTTCTTTAATGGTGCTTTGAATGCAATCATGAATGTTGCCGACAGGCATAACGGTAATGGCGACCAGATCAAAGGCAACGGCGCTATCCCATTGGATTTTGGTCGCGCTCTATTTGGTAGAAAGAGCGCGTCAGGGCAAATGCAGTATTTGTCTAGGCTGATGATGGATCAAGCGTCATGGGGTGGATATTCAAAACGCCTTAACGGGAAAGTTGGGGCGGCAAGAACTCGCGAAGTAAATGCGATTCGTGCTGAATTACAGGCGGACATAGCGTTGGCGGCAGAAAATATGCGTGTAGGTTTGCGTCGCGTAAACGAAATGAACCAAGCGTTTGACGCTTTGGACATTGATGCGAAAGATGACAGAATGGCAGATCTTGTCTACAATATTGACCAATTCGCATCCCCTGAATATCTTGATCTTCTGATGCAGAAAATAAACCCTTAAGGAAAATGACTATGAAAAAACTTATTGGTGTAATTCAGAACTTTGGTTTTGGTATTTCGTGCGACGGTAAAAATGTTGAAGTATTCGGATCTGGTGATACAGCAGAGTCAATCAAAAAACTTATTGATGATCCAGAAAGCAGTTACAGCCAATTCGTAAAGAATGGGACAATGGAAGATCCAGTTGAATATTGGATTACATCTGCACAGAACTTTGAATACGAGACAATTCCATACTCGCAAGAAAACTTGGACATGATGAAAGCGAAATTTAGCGAATAATGCTTCAGAATATTGTTGACTTCAAAGCAAAATCTTTTCTTAGTGAACAGAACACGTCCACGATTGCTTACGAAGTTAAGGCTGTTCGCGCCATGTGGGATCCAAGCCTTTCTATTCCCGGCACCAACCGTCGTGGTGGCTGGCGATGCCCAACAGGAACACGATACGGTGGACAGATAACAGATCGTTTTGGTCGGTCTTGTGGTTGGGGCGTAGCGCGACGCATCGCTAACCAAATATCAGACATTGGTCAACGCTTAGAGAATGTTGATGATGCTCGCCGTGGTCGTCGTATTGCTCGTCGCGAACGCCGAATACTTGCAAGACTTAATCCTGAAGGCGGTGGCGCTGGTCGTCTTGAGCAAGGTTTGCGTGGTGTCGCAGATAGGTTAGACGGCGGAGGAACGCCAAGCCCTCGTGGTGCGCGTAGGAGAACTGTTGTTGCACGACCACCATCAGTTGATACACCTGAAGCACCTAGGGAATTGACACCTGCACCTCGCCCACAGCGCAGAAGGCGTGCACCAAATGTTAGAGATTCAGAACAACGACGCATGGATCGCGAAATTGAACAGCCCGGTGCGCCACGAACAGGCGAAGCACCTGCTCGTCCTGCCCGTAGACGTCAACCTGCGAGACCACGGGGTGAAGGAAATCTTCGTGAATCAGAACAACGAAGAATGCAACGCGAAATTGAACAGCCGGGCGCACCAAGAACTGGTGAAGCGCCTGCTCGTCGTCGCCGTCGTGCCGTAGTTGAAGCAACAAAGAAACCTAAAGCACCAACACGCCAAGCAGGAGAGACCGATCCGCTTGCAGTAGCAGAGCGTGATCTTAACGAAGCACGAGACATGTTGCAGATGATGCGACAGAATAGTGCGGCTCCACAGGGAATCAGGCGTCAACGAGAAAAAATAGTTAAGTTGGAAGAAGAGGTAAGGCGTCTTCAGCCTCCACGCACAGTTGTTGAACCAAAAGTCGTTAAGCCTCGTCGCCCTAGGGCAAACCCTGACAGGAACGACATTGGTGCGCTACTTGATGCTGAATCGGAAGAGCGTCGGAACGCCCAACCTAAACGCAGAAAACCACAACCCGGAAATAGTGACAATGCTGCGCGTTCAGAAGAATTGCGACAAAACCGCGTAGCGATGGAACAGGCTGTGCTTGCCGACGCAAAAAAGAGGCAACGAGAAAGAGAGATCGGTCAGGAAGTTGATCTAGACGAAATACTTCAGATGAATAAACCACAACGTTTTTCACAGTATATGAATCTTGTGCTAAGAGAACAGCGCCTCGCCCTAATCAACGACTCTGAAAACTATCCAAGTGGTCGCGAAAGGCTTCAGGCTAAATCAAGAGAAGCAAGATCACGAATCAGAGATGTAGATGCACGGTTGGAAAAAATAGAAAACGCAATTGATGATAAAAAACTTTCCCTCAATGACTACATAAATGTTGGCAACGAGCGGTTGACAATATCTGATTTGAAGATGCGCATGTTTGATCACCGCGAAGGTTGGCAAGAAGTTCTTGACCAAGTCGGTTCTGGTTCTCCACCATTCAGCACATTCGCTCCTGAGCCTCTTGGTGTTCCTCTTCTAGAGAATGATGCTTTTGACAATTTTGTACGAGGTTGGATTCCCGCGATAGGAGATGATCTAGATGCCGAAGAACGAGAGGTGATGAGAGCACAGTGGGACGCTGAAGAAGAACCAATTAATGATGTCAGAAGATTCTTTAGGCGCAGGATTCTTGATGGAGATTTTGGCGAGCCCGAAGATCTGAGAGAACGAATTGCTGTTAACTTGCAGGAAATTCGTGAGGCTCAAAGCCGAATGGACGGCGATGTTGAACTGATTCAAGATGGCGCCGCAACTGGTCAAAGAAGAGCAGATGCATTAAATAGGATTGTTGTTAATGCTCAGGATAGGCGACGACGCGTTCTTGAAAACGAATTCTTTGAACAAGCATTACAAAATGTTGCATCTGAATCCTCACCGAAACCTAAAACCAAACCAAAAACACCTTCAACCCCAACTCCAATCCCAACACCAACACCTACTCCTACTGGTGATGCGAGCGCTCCCAAAAAGCCCAACGGAGCCGATAGAGCCCCAACAGAAATAGCATACAAGCCCCTAGAATTCAAACCCGCTTTTGAACCAGACAAGAATCGCGAAATTGAAGAAAAACTTCTAGCAATCAATAACGCTCCCGAACTAGCGGCAATGATTGCAGAACTTGACAAGTTGAAATTTAATCATGGTGCCGAGCAACAGGGACGACTCAATGATCATCACGATGCTTTGGATAAAGCACTTAACGCTATCGCTGGTGGCAAATCGGTAGACGAGGCAATAGAGGATTATCTTGACGATCAGGACGGAACTGTTCAGGCAAACGTAAAGATCGCAAATAGACAAGCACGCTATGACGAAGAGTGGAGGCTTTTTCAACAAACTGGTAGCAATATCAGACAGTTGGATCAAGCAAACAAACTCTTAGTTAGAGAAAAAGTTTCGCTTGAACTTCGTAAAAGATTTGAAAAAGATCTCAAGAGTGCGCTAGCCCGAAAAGAACAAGGTTTTGTTATTAACGAAAATGATTCCAATTTAGGGAAGATAACACCTGACGCTGTCAAAGCAAAGATTGAAGCCGACATAGATAAAGCAATATCTAAACGGGGTAAAAAGTTAGAGAAATATCTTGATGAACGATATCCCGCAGGTGGTCCTCAACCGAAGTTTAAAGGTATGACGCCAGCAAAATGGGCTTCGCTTAGCGCATCCGAGAAGGAGTCATATATCAGGGAAGCATATTCCCATCCTGTCATTAAAGGTGCTAATGGAAAGTTGTACAAAGTATCAGTAACTTCCTATTCCGTTGATAATGGAAAAATTAACCTACAGACATCTTTTGATGAGATTGACGCTAACGGAAGGGTCTTGCGGTTCGGAATTGCTGTTTCTTCTAGAACGATTTACCCCGGAGATGCCAAGAAGGTTTATCAAAACTCATTTTTCATCCGATCCGATGTGGACAAAGCGGCAGATCTTGCAACAATCTACAATCAGACAGCATTCACCTATCTCAAAGCAATTGGAATACAAACTGCTGAAGTCGGTCCTGCTGAGGACGGGAAATATGTTTGGGCACGAGTTGGTTTCAAAGAGAGACTTGGCGGAATGAATAGCACTCATTACCAAAGGTTTGAAGAAGCATTGAAGTTTTACAAAAACTTTGGTCCGGGTGGATTGATTTCTTCAGACGAGCAATACATTCGTGTCAAGAAATTTATTGAGTCTGGACGGGCAGGACGCAAATATAGCCATCAAGATGCAATATTCTTGATTGATGATGGCAACATCGCAGACAAAGCAAGACGAGAATATATTAAGCACTGGTTCGTGGGTAATGCACCTTTGAGTGGTGCAGTTCTGAGTTTTGGCGAACAAAAAATTGGCGCACGGGTACGCTAGGGATAATTTTATGAAACTAACCAACGAACAAAAATCTGTTATCAGAGATGAATTATTCAGAAACATAAAGAACGATGAAACACGCTCAAAAATAATTTCAACCGCTTTCGGTTTCGCTCACGAAAATGGTGAAGATGGTGACATTGAAAAAATGGTTAGTTATTTGATGAATAACAAAAACAAAATTGATGAACTTTTTATGGAATTTGGTATGTCTATGCCATACTCATCTGAGACGAAACCTGAAAAGAAAAAAACCAAAAAGTAATGTCAGAAAATAAAGAAAAAACCACTAGAGATCAAGCGCTTCGTGTTGCCCGCATGCTTGGATGTCAGGGCGCTCATGAGACCGATACTGGCTGGATGCCTTGCGCCTCACACGAAGAATATGAGGGTATCAAAAAGGGTAAAGAAGAGTATCTGAAAGTTCGTGCTTCAAATAACAAAAAACCTTTGCCAAAAATGGTTCAACGCACCAAGCGTTTAGAAACAAAGTCTGATGCATATTACGAGAATCGTGCTGATGCTGTTGCTATTTCTAAGGCTCGTGGTTGTGGTGGTGTGCGAACTGTCATGCTTGCAGGGAAAAAGTATTATGCGATTTGCAACCATAAGGCACCTAAACGGGGTTGGGAGAACCTTGACGAGAAACCTATTACTGGTATTGCTACTTTGCCGGGTGGCGGGCTTGTAACTGGCTCGTTTTCTGGTAAGTCTTTAGGTCGTCCTATTGGTGGTGTATCTGATTTTGATGGTGATGGTGACGGGTTCTCTACTGGTCCTGACGGAGAAGATAATATTCCTGTACCCAAAATACCTAAAAAAATGTTTCATGGAAGCACAGTGAAGTTGAATGTTGGGGACTACTTACTCCCACCTTCGGAAACTGGAGTTAAGCCACGAGCACATCCCGACATTGACGCAAATGAGTTCAACAACACAAACTACGTCTACCTAACTTCAAAACTTGAAGATGCTCGTGGTTATGGATCGGATGTCGTGAAACCCGGACAGAAGATATACATCTACGAAGTTGAACCATCTGACGATGTTGAAGAAGATCCAGAGAATGAAATTTTTGGGGTAGAAGGCGGATTTCGTTCTCGTAAAGCAAAAATAAAAAAGATAGTAGCGACTCTTACGAGTAATTCTGATGGGTCAATGGACGAAAAGGGTTTCGTCAACTTTGTTAGCCGTTCCACAGATCCTGATACTTTCAGCGATCCTGATTCTGCTCGTATCCGTTCAAGGAATCTTGGCTGTATCGGTATTCGCCGTTATACGGCACGGGATGGGAAACTTGTTTGGCTTCCATGTTCCAATGTGTCCGACTACAACCGTGTCACAGGTATCCGAGGGGATAACAGCCCGAGGAATAATCCTCGCCGTCAGGGTTCGGGTTTCAAAAAGAAATCAGAAACAGAGGAAAAAGCACTTGGTCGTTCAATCGGTGGATATAGAAGAATGTTCAAACCGATCGGTGGGGTAGGCGCTCTTGAAGATGGAGACGGAGACGGTTTTGCTACTGGTGCAGATGGCGAAGATAATATTCCTGTAGCAAAAGTGCCAAAACCTAAAAACAAAAAACCAGCGCCCAAGAAAAAAGTACCAAAGAAAAGGTTAACACCACAACAACAGCGCGAACGAACCAGATGGGAAAACCAACTTCGGCGAGACGAACTTGCTAAAAGGAAACGAGAGATTGAATTTGAGATAGAGCGTCGTAAACCAGATGTCCCTCGTCTCCCACCGGGCATGGTCAGCATTGAAAAAGCCCGAGAAGTTAAAAAACATTGGGATGACCTTGTTGACAATCTTTTTGAACAAGCAGAATGGGGCAACGACGAAAAGGCTCAGGAAAAGAAAAAACGGAAGTTGTTGGCTCAGGCTTATGTTGCCACGGCGCGCAAGTTTAAACTTTCTCCCAAGCAAGTACAGCAACACATGAACGAAGTTGGTAGAAGAGTGTACGACGATTTGCCATGGGTTTGGCGTCCAGAAGATCTACCAGTAAGAGACATCATGCTAGTACGAGGTGCAAAACCATCACAAAAAGATGCGCTAAGCGATGGCATCATTTCCTTCAAAGGTGTCCCTAAGCCAAAGAAAAAACCGCCGACTGTGACAAGCACAGACATCAACAACCTTGCTGTCATGGTACGCAAGAACAACGCTAAAGCAAAAACTTCTGCCAAAACCAACCTCCGTGACCTCAAGGTGGTATTCGTCAGAGGGCTGTCCGACGGAGGACGAGAAGAAGCAAATAATCGGGTCTCAAAGTTCCTATCGTTGCTGAACTCCGACAAACCTAAAGATGTAAAGTATTCAGAAGATAATGATCTTTTGCCTATTGACCACCCATGGAAAAGCCGTAAAACAGCCAAGAAATGGGCTGATTTTGAAGAAGGCGAATACGGTGTCAAATACGCTGGCGGATGCTGTCCAAAGGTAGTTAAAAGATACCGTCCCAAATAGCCGAGTGTTAAATATGGGGTTGCATTTCTAATACTACTTTGATGTTATTCTCGTATTACAGTAATAGTAACTGGACTAGGTGCTTACCGAAGTCTGCAATAAAGAAACATAAGTAATCACCAACCAAATCCAATTCACTAGGAGTGAACAACATGTCATTTGACAACAGCCGTTTAACTGAACTTCAAGGTGCAATGCGCACCAAGATGGCAGAAAACAAGACAATCGCCGACAACTTCAAAATTGAAGACGGCACCGTAGTCGTATCCGCAGAACAAAAGACCGCGTTTGACAAGAACATGGCAGACATCCGCGAGATCAAGTCGCTCGTTGAGAGCCTTGAGTCAATGCGCGATGCTGACAAGTGGGCTTCAGAGCCACAGGATTCAGTAGCACAGGCTTCGGCTTTCGCTTCACAAGAAATCCAGCATGTAGTTCAGTCAATGGGTCGCAAGAGCATTGGTGAGGCATTCCTTGCTTCAGCAGAGTTCAAGTCCCTTTTGCAGAGCGGTTCGGCAAACATGCCAGCACCATACAAGTCGGGTAGCGAAGTGTACAGTCAGAAAGACTTGTACTCGGCACTCCCAACTGGTACACCTGGCTCGTTCGGAACCATCCAACGCGATGCAATGGTTATTCCTCCAATGCGTACCAAGCGTGTTCGTGACTTGTTCCCAAGTCGCACCACGACTGCTGCGATCATTGAATACTTCCGCATGACGGGATTCACCAACAACGCAGCAGCAGTTGCTGAGCGTTCGGGTTCCGCATTCGGCGCCAAGCCACAGTCGTCTTTCACCTTCGTTGGTGAGCAGGCTCCTGTTCGCACCTTGGCTCACTGGGAAGCCGCACACCGCAATGTTCTTGCTGATGAGCCACAACTACGCTCAATCATTGACAACGAGTTGATGTACGGTCTTCGCTTGCAGGAAGATGCACAAATCCTTAACGGTTCAGGAACTGGCGAAAACCTTACGGGTATCTTGAATACCCCGGGCGTACAGACCTACGACTGGTCGGATGGCGTGTACTCAGCAACTGCTGGTATGAGCGACACCAAGGCTGACGCAATCCGTCGTGCCGCAACCCTTTCCTTCTTGGCTTACTACGAGCCATCGGGTATCGTTCTTAACCCGAACGATTGGGAAGACATTGAACTCAGCAAGGACGGCAACGGCGCTTATGTCGTAGCAGTTTCTGTTGCAATGGGTGGCGAGCAGAAGTTGTGGAGGATCCCAGTTGTGGACACCCCTGCAATTGCTGAAGGCACTGCACTTATCGGCGCATTCGGTACAGGAGCACAAATCTACGACCGTGAGTCACCAAGCATTCGCATTAGCGAACAGCATGCAGACTTCTTCGTGCGTAACGCAATTGTGATTCTTGCTGAACAGCGTTTGGCTCTTGCAGTCAAGCGTCCAGAGTCGTTCGTCAAGGTATCTTTTGACGGCGCACCAGCAGCACCGTAATCATTAAGTAATTAACAAAAACCCCGCTCTAGCCGAAAGGTTGGGGCGGGGTTTTTGCTTTTTGTGGGATAATGAGGAACTATGAAATTCACTGATTTGATTAACGGTCAACCAATCTCTATTCGTGTCAAAGCGGAAGAATCTTGCCCTAAAGCGACACAGGACATTGCGGTAAACCTTGCTAACAGAGGCAAAGCAATCAAGACAGCGATGTATGGTCCGCTTAATCCTTCTGAACCAAACACAGAGTACTGGGGCAAGTTGGCAAAAGAGTGGGATGTTGATAATGCTTCTGCGAAAAAACAGTTGTGCGGAAACTGTTCACTTTTCATTCAAACACCTTCAATGAAAGACTGCATCAACAAAGGTGTAACTGGTGGCGATCGTCAAGATGAGTGGGAAGCAATTGATAGTGCTGGCGAACTTGGATATTGCGAAGCATTTGATTTTAAGTGTGCATCAAAGAGGACTTGTCGTGCATGGGTTGCGGGTGGTCCGATCGTTAAGGAGAAGTCTGCCAAACCGTTGCGTGATCCAAAGGGTGGTTTAACCGCCGCTGGCAGGGAACACTTCAACAGAACAGAAGGATCAAACCTCAAACCCGGTGTCAAAGGAAGAGCCGACACACCAGACAAGATGCGTCGCAAAGGATCATTTCTTACACGGTTCTTCACCAATCCTTCTGGTCCTATGAAAGACGAAAAGGGTCGCCCAACACGACTCGCTCTTTCAGCGGCTGCTTGGGGTGAACCAGTCCCACAGAATGCAGATGATGCTAGGGAATTAGCCTCCAAGGGCAAAAGAATGCTTGAACGATACAAGAACTCCAAAGACAAGGATTGACCATGGAAAGATTTTGGTACGGTGCAAAACTATTGAAAGTCATTGACGGTGACACTGTTGAGTTGATGGTTGATCTAGGTTTCAATATCCATCACAAAATGCGTGTTCGTTTGTATGGAATAAATACACCAGAGTCTCGGACTAAGGATTTGAAGGAAAAAGAATTAGGTCTAAAAGCAAAGAAATTCACTGAAGATTGGCTGACAAGTCATGAGTGGGTTTTTGTTAATACAATCCCCGACAAGAACGACAAGTACGGTCGCATTCTTGCGCGTATCTTCAGTTCTGATCAGATCAACGACCCTAAAACCGCCTGCCTAAACATAGACATCATTCAGGCTGGTTGCGCTCGTGAGTACTTTGGTGTTGGCGACAAAACATGGGCTGAATTTAAAAACAACTAAAGTTTTGTTGTTGCCTGAAACTCGTAATACCTCAAGTCGCTTTTAAGGTAATCAATCTGTTTCTTTAGATCCGCTACCTCTATACGTAGTTTTTCTAATTCGCTATCAACCAAATGGTTGAATCCTTGTTCCGCTAGATGTGTTTTTTCAAGCATCTACCTAGATTAGTCCTTTATTCAACTAGTAAAAAGAATGTTGAAGAGAACCTTTTTCCCTTGGTTACAGGTCTAACCCAATGCCACAGGTTCGCATCAAAGAATATGCACGAATTTGGTTGTGGTTTTAGGGTGAATAAATTCCTCAACTCGGTGTTGTCTACAGGGGTTTGAGGCAAAGGCGGTTTACTGCTTGTGAAGCAAACTTCCCCACCTTCGTAGTCATCGTTCAAGTAGTAGACGGCAGAAGCATTCGGGGAGAAACCAATCTCTGGATCGTCTGGATAATCCTTATTAGGGACAGAGTCTTGGTGAACATCCATTCCTCGGTTCTCATAAAAAGCAAGGACATTTCCACCTTTTATCTTGAGAAGATTTTGCTGACAGTGAAGCGGGTAAAGGGTATTGATTTGTTCACGAACTTCCCAAGTCCCAACGCCATCAAGGTTAACTAAATGCGGGGTTTGTTCACTTGAACCGCCATCACGGCTAAGAGCCTGATCAAGAATATCCTTGAAACGATCTTCTGCCAAGAAATTTGTTAAATAAACAAACGGGGTAAATGGTTCAACACCCATCAAAGCGTTTCCCACCTCATATGTTTCTTGTATACATCAGGGCTGATAACCGTTGGGTCAACCCACCAATCTTCGTGGATCGTTCTCACAACAAGCGTGTAGCCAAGACAGTCAAGGATTTCCCGTTGTGCGTCTCTTTGCCCTGTATTACGGAAATACATGTTCGCGTCATGTTCAAAGGTAATAATTGAAAACCTGTACTGCGTTAAAGGAACAGTGATTAGACCTAGAAGAGTGGTGTAATGATTCCCGTTAGGTCTCGTAGCCCTGTCATAGCCAGTATCAATATCTACTTGTAGGTAGTCAATTTGTTTTGGAAAATGGTTGTTATGAAAGTAACTGATGTAATCAAAGTTCAAAGCGTCACCCATGCAAGGGTTTGACCTGTTTTCAATGAACTCTTCACGACGCTCATCAACTAGTTCAAACGAGACACCCTGCCACCCGAATTGCTTTTCTAAAACATTGGTGTTGCTACCTTCAGATGAATGAAACGCGCCTAGTTCAACATAAAAGCCATCTTTTTTATAATCAAGAATGTCTAAAACAAATGCCTCTTGATTACTGCTACCTGTGTATCGGTTCACTTCTTGAAACCGTTTTTCCGCACTAGATCGCCGACTGTTTTTATAGTTGAGCCAAGTGAACTTTTGATGTCCTGATTAGTTATGTTGACTTTCACGGTTTCTCTTTTTGCTGAATTCAACTCAGACTGAAGAATGCGAATCATCGTTTCAAGTTCTTTTAGTTTTTGGTTTGTTTCTTCAACAAACTCTTCAAAACGATTCTCCATATTGTCTCCGCCGTAAGGCATTTCATTCTCCGTTTTCTTGTTTTTCAACAATCCTGATCGCTCGTGAACATATTCTATCCCATTGTTCTGGATGGTTATCTTTAATCCATTTAATGGCGATCTGTGAACGCTTGTTGGCAACGATTTGGTGAAACCTAGCCTGAGACTTTCCTGCTGAGGTTTTTCTGTACCCACGCATGTATTCGGCGGCTGCTTTTTTGCATAGTCCGCATCTACATTTAGAGTTCGTGTATGTGGCGTAAAGCCCGTGAATTATTTCGTCTGCCATGACCAACCATAGATAGTTCGGAGGTGAGTTTTTGCCACATCATCTCGTGTTGTTTTTCCGCCAGAATATCCGCCTGCTAAAGCAAAAATAGCCTTGTTGGAACCAATGAAATTAGAAACCATTTTCTCTCGTTCCGCTATGACGCTTTCGTCTATCCCGTGAGATCCTATTGGATCAATTCCTGCGTTATAGATAAATAGTGTCTTATCTGTTACGAACGGTTCTGCCAAATTCAAGGCATTCCTAATTTCCTCTAAATAGTCTTCTTCACGACCAAGAACATGTAGGGAAGCCCATGTCTCGTTTTCGGCAATGTCATATTCGTCAAACCAGTTCGTTGATAAGTCAATGTGTCGGATCGGTTTAACTGATGTTTGAAAGTTCTTGTTGAATTCCTTCAAAAAGTCCATGGTTCCACCGCCACAGTGAGCATCAAAATCAAGAACAATAGGTTCAAATCCTTGCTGATATGCGTGGATCGCTGACAGTGCTATCCCGTTGATAGTGCAAAACCCCGCACCGCTACCCCTTGAAGCATGATGAAGACCCGAGGAAAGACTTCCGCTCCTGTTAGAGCCTGCCTTCACATCGTCTACTGATGCCACTAAGCCGTGCGTGTGTGCGCGAGCAAACTTGTATGTGTTTTTGCACCAACCAAAACCTTGGCTTTGCGATAGATGTGAATCATTATTTGTCTTTAGTGCTTCAACATATTTCGGGGTGAGCCATTTGCTGATGAGGCGATCCGTTACAGAAATGTCCGTGATCTGCTCAGGGTCAACAATTTGGATTTCGGGTATGTCTTTAAGTAAGCGAACCCTTTCGGCAATATCGTTATCCGAATTGATCATGCTGACAATGTTGTTTGATTTCCGTGATGTATCAAAATCATGCTTAATACATGTGTAGTTTTCGTTCCAAAAAACTTTCATCAAATTACCAACCCATCTCTGTGTGGTTGTTGCGTATCTCTGAAAGAGTTGTTCCAAGATTGAAATAGTTATCTAAATGTTTGACCATCAGCGTGTTGGGTGCAAAAGTGCGACGAGCACCACGATAGAAACTTTTCTCAATCGGATGCTGTTTTTGTAGCGTCAAAAATGCTTCAAGCGGGTCAACGCCATTTGCTATTGCCACGCCCCATGCTGTTGCTGTAGACCTAGATATTCCTGCGTGACAGTGAACCAACAACTTAGGAACTCCAACGCCAAATTCAATCAGTTCAACAACATCGTCAAATGTCGGTCCGCCATTGCTTTCAAACATGGTGTCCCTGAATTCAACGACCTTATGTATAGGGTGTTTGAAGTCACGCACTTCGTCCTTGAAAGGACCGGCGGTGATTACAGCGTCATATTCAAGGCATTGGCTTCGTGCTTCTTGAAGGTTTCTGACGGTCGGCATGGCTATTAGTGAGGTTTCCATATATTCGCTTTCTTTAGTATTTGTAGGTATATTACTCATACCGTAAGTGTAGCCCCCATGTGTGGCGTTTGGCAACCCGACAAAACCCTCTGAATACAAGGAATATATATTTAAGTTTTTTTATATAAAAAGTTGTTTTTCTCCGACATGTTAGTTAGTCTCTCTTTTCAGGAAGACATAAACCACTAGACAGAAATAGGAGCCCAATATGGCTACAACATATCAGCAACTGAAAAAGAAACTTGGGGTTAGCCGTGGACGCAAGCCACTACCCGCAGAGGAGCGCGCCCGTCGCGCCGAACTGCGCAAAGTTGAGGCAAAGCGTCGCAACGAGGCGAAGCGTCGTGCATCTTTTGTTCTACAAACCCGATACACCGAAGAGTTTGATGAACTTTTTGCAGAAGAAATGAAGGCAATGAAGTTGGAAAACAAGTTCGCACCCAAAAACTAACATTTGGGGCAATCAGTCTATGCCCCCTCGCATAGAAGGGAAGGAGCGCCGAAAGGCGCTCCTTTTCCTTTTCCTAGGGCGAGGTATAATTGCCTATGCCTGAGTACATTTTTGGTGACATAGAAATCTTGCGAGCAGTCTCCGAACCATGCATTGTTTGCGGTGACCCGAACGGCAACTGCGTACCCGAAGGACATAAACCTCCTGAAAGACTTTTCGGATTGGGTATCTTCAAATCACTAGATGACAAGCAAACATTTAGAATAGAAGAAGATTTTTTTGTAGACGAAGAAATCTCTGCTGGTGTTTTCGCCAAAGTTCGCAAATTTGCTGTCGGTCAAGTGATCCCTTTATCTGAGGCAAGAAAATATAACCTTACCCGTAATTAGGATTTTACTTAAAATACTTGGTGCTGTACTATTGTTCTCCACCCATATTGCCTAGTGCGCCGAAAGAGGATGTAATGACTTCGCTGTTATCCCAAGAATTTGTAGACCGATACAAAACACAGACACCCCCATGGGGATTCAGCGGTCTTGGCGAGGTTGTCTACCTACGCACATACTCTCGTCGGATTGAAGAGTTGAACCGAAACGAAACTTGGTTGGAAACAGTACAGCGATGCGTGAACGGTGCAGTAGAAATTGGGACACCACTCACAAAAGATCAAGCAGAAAAACTTTTTGACCATGTATTTCACCTGCGTGGATCGTTCTCTGGTCGCGCCCTATGGCAACTTGGAACTCCGTTGATCAAGCAGTTCAATGCCGCTTCACTGAATAACTGCTATTTCGTAAACATAGAAAAAGTAGAAGATTTTGAGTTCCTCTTTGATCACCTGATGCTTGGCGGTGGAGTTGGATTCTCCGTTGAACGAGCAAAAATTCATGATCTACCAAAAGTTTTGCCTAATGTAAAAATCACACACGACCGTTCAAACGATGCAGACATCATTGTTCCTGACTCTCGTCAAGGTTGGAGACGGCTACTACACAGCGTCCTTAAGTCTTATTTTGATACAGGTAAATCTTTCTCCTATTCAACGATCCTTATTCGCGAATTCGGTGCACCACTAAAAACATTCGGTGGAACAGCAAGCGGACCCGGTGCGTTGGTAGACGGAATTGCAGACATTTGTAAAGTAATGGAAGCACGCGAAGGAAAAAAACTTCGTTCAATTGATGTCCTTGACATTTGCAACATCATCGGTCGGGTTGTTGTTTCAGGATCATCACGACGCTCCGCACAGATCGCTATCGGCGACCCTGACGATGTTCTGTTTTTGCGAGCAAAGAACTGGGCTTCGGGAGATATCCCCGGCTACCGAGCAAACTCAAACAACAGCATCTACGCCGACTACTACGACCACATCATGCCAGAACTATGGAAGGGCTACACAGGTGGCGGTGAGCCGTACGGCTTGGTGAATCGTCGCCTCGCCCGAAAGTTCGGACGACTCAAAGAAGAACGAGCAGATAAAACTATTGAAGGATTCAACCCATGTGCAGAAATTGGTTTGGGTGACGGAGAGTCCTGCAACCTTGCGACAATTTTCTTGCCGAACATATGCAGTATTGAGCAGTTCAAGGAACTATCAGAACTCCTTTACATGGTTCAAAAGCAAATCACTCGTCTTGCTTACCCTTACGCCAAAACAAATGCAATTGTTGCCAAAAATGCGCGTCTAGGACAAAGCATCTCTGGTGTTCTACAGGCTTCCGAGGAACAGGTTTCTTGGTTGGATGAGGCATACCGCAACCTTGACGAATTTGATGTCAACTATTCAAAGGAAAAAGGTTTCCCTCGTTCTGTCAGGTTGACAACCGTTCAGCCATCAGGGACGCTCTCATTGCTCCCCGGGATCACTCCGGGCATTCATCCCGCATTCGCACCGTTCTACATCCGTAGGGTGCGTTTTGGAGCGTCTGACGCCCTTGTTGACGGTCTCCGCAAACGAGGACACAAGGTTGTTTGGGATATCGGCATTGACGGTCGCGAAGACCACACACGCTACGTCGTTGAATTCCCATGCAAGTCACCAGACAACGCAGTTCTCGCAGAAAACATGACAGCCGTTGAGCAACTTGAGTGGGTACGGAAAATGCAAACCGAGTGGGCAGACAACGCCGTTTCGGTGACCGTGTACTACCGCAAGGAAGAACTTGAATCCATCAAAGAGTGGCTCTCCAAGAACTACGACACAGGTGTCAAGTCTGTTTCATTCCTACTTCACGCCGACCACAACTTCCCTTTGCCTCCATACGAAGAAATCACACCAGAACAGTATGGTTCGCTATTAAAGAAAATTGACATGAGCATTCCACTCAGTCAGGCAACAGGAATGGATCTCACCATTGACGATTGTGCGACTGGTGCCTGCCCAATAAAGTGACATGACCAAAAAAATAATCAGCCTTTACCCCGTCGTCATTAGACAGGCGAGGTATAGCGGGATATATGAAGGCGGAAAGTGGATTGCATTCCCAGAATGCGATGAATTCACCGAACCTATGTTCAATTACTTTCATGGTGACGACTGCGATGCCGTTGATCTATTCACCGACGAGTACCAACAGACAGTTGGGATAGGGGAAAGTCCGAATCTTGCATATGCCGATCTTTGTAAAAAAAATGGGATTGAAACAGAATAATGTTCCCAACATTAAAAGAACTTGGTGCTCATCATGTCTACGAGCAGGCTATAGAAATATTAGAGAAACATGGGTTCTCCAACCACACGACATATGACCCGTACTCAAAAGAGGTAGACATTTGGGGTGCGATACTTCTTGCATGCGGTGCGAAAGAAAAACTACTCGCAGAAGGAATTGCTGATGCAGAGGAATGTGGTGTTGCGCCATTCATGTGTGGACGAGCAAGATTCTTCTGTGAATATCTAGAACTTATTACAGGAAAAGAAATAGCAGAGTGGTGCGCTATTTGCACTAAAGAAGATGCTGTTGCTCTGCTTAGAAAAGCAAGTGACAGGGTTGCTATAACAGTTCTACGCCCGTAAATAGTTGATCCCCCACAGACCTGCACGGATGTGGGGGATCAACTATTTGTCGGGTTTAAATTTTTACTTACTTAATTATCAGGCTACAACTCCACCTGGGTGGTTGCCACGAAGTGTTGCTACTGCAACAACATCTGAACCATCTTGATCTGCTGATTGATCAATTTGAAGAAGAGCGGTCAAGTTAGAACCAGCGGTTCCCGAACCAACTGCACCAACAACCAAGTAAACAAGATCGTCTGCTGCGAGTTCATCGGCACCATCAACGGTTGACATTGTTGCTACAGCCGAAACTGCACCAGCGGCGATTGACCAAGTTCCGACAACAGTTCCAGCGGCGCTAGCCTTGCGAACTGTTCCACTCAAAACTGAACCAACAGGTGCGGTACCAGCAGCAACCGTGATTGCGCGAACACGACCCGAAACAGGAACGCGGGTAACAACTGAAGAAGTTGTTGCGACTGCGCCTGTAACCGTCATTGGGAGAAGAAGTGGTGCTGATGCTGACATTTTTGACCTCCAAGTCAAAGAGAAATACTGGAATACCTATGTAGGTAAATAATACAACATTTATTACCCCTCAGAAGCAACCTCAAAAAGCGTGAGTTGGCTTTCTTCAATCTCACGGGCAATTCTCAACTTCTCTTTTTCGGCAGATAGACGCTCAGTCGCAATCTGCGCATATTCGGGGTTCAACTCACAGCCCAAATATGATCTACCCAACTTTTGTGCCACCACGCCAGTAGTGCCAGCACCAAAAAACACATCAAGCACTGTGCAGGGCACTGTTTCAGCGGTTTCGCATTTGCAAGCCTTTTCCCACCCGATTGTGTCGGTTTGGGAATAACCTGCGTCTCCCTTGCCATTTATTTCCCCATATGCGCCTTCGTAGTTGTTTGGACGGTAACGAGGATCGTTCACTGGAAGTTCGTTTCGGGCTATTCTCTTGCGATTCACTTGACGGACCATCGGTGACCCACATTGAGCACAACATCCCATTTCGCTCGTACCAGCGGAGATGCAAGGCTCTATCAGATCCTGCGGGAAGGTCGCGAAGTGCGCTCCCTTGAATGGTTTCGTTGTCACAGTCCATACAGACCTCTTGTTCCTAAAGGCTCCAGTTGAGCCATGCATTGCGTTAGAAATACCTGCATCTTTACGGCTGTCTGCACGAGACCCCCTGTCGTCGTAAGCATATTTTGCTGGTTCTTTTATTGCTTCACTGTCAAAGAAATAATGTGACTTCTTCGTCAACAGAAACATGTACTCATGCGCTTTGGTGCACCTATCGCGAACAGATTCGGGCATCGGATTCGGTTTAGCCCAAATAATGTCTTGACGCAAATACCAGCCGTCTGCTTGCAAAGCAAAGGCAACACGCCAAGGAACACCAACTAAATCTTTAGGTTTGAGATCGCCGTCATCGCGACCTATTTTGGCTCTGAAATCTTCGTTCTCCCCACCAGCGTTAGAAGCATTAGTAGAAGCGATTGACTGCTTCCACCCATTCCCGTTGCTACCTGCATAAGAGTCGCCGAGGTTCAACCAGAGCGTTCCGTCTTCTCGTAAAACTCTGCGAACTTCACGGAACACTTCCACCATATGTTCTACATATTCGTCAACGGTTGGCTCTAAACCAAGTTGGCTATCCTTGCGCATCGCTCCGCAACGAGGGCATTGGACTTTATAAATGCCGTCACCGATAGCGCCTTCAAGAAGTTTCTGTCCAGTTGAGCAACTCTCACTGAACTTACTATCCCGTTTATGAGAGCATTCAGGATCGCCACCAATCCAAGTGGCAGTTCCATAATCCCTTAGACCCCAATACGGTGGTGAGGTGACAACGCAGTGAATACTGTTATCCGCCAAAGACGCAAGAGTTTCCCGTACATCACCAAGGAGAATGTTTGAATCAATAACAAATGGCAGCACTGTTTCTTCGTTTGTCATTTTTCCCCTCGTAAACCCCTCATTGGGGTTAAGACTACTTGCTAATCTTGAACCACGCAAGCATTTTCTTGCGAAGAGGCAAAGATTTCACATCATTAACTCTGATGACGGCAGTCTGTTCAGCCATGACCTTCATGAACTTTTCGGCATTTGCGAATTGTTCTTTCGTTTCACCGACTTTTGCCAACAAATAAGGATCCTTAGCAGCGACAAGTCCCTTAGTTTTCAGTCCAGATGCCTCTTTGGCAGGAGCCTTTTTAGCAGGAGTCTTCTTTGTAGGAGTCTTCTTTGCAGACGCCTTCTTGACGGGAGCCTTCTTTTTATTGGATTTTTTTGGTTGTTTTGATGTCATAGAAAAAACACTAGTACAAAATAAATAGCATAAATGCAACCCCATCATTTTGGCGAAGTGACCATACAGTAGGGTTTCCTAACATGTATACAGGCTTCTACGAAACAGAATTTGACAAAATAGCGCTATGCGCCGAGTCAATCAAAACTGCAAAAACTTCTTTAATTGAAGAAGATGGAATTGGCTCCGATTTAAATATAAACATATTTGGGTGGAAAAATAATGAGTTGGCAACAATAATTCAACTTAAAAATACTTTCTCCATACCTAAAGATGAGCGGATCCGATCATTAATAGAGGCTTCCGTGATCATGCGTCGTGGTTGGGGAATCACAGAATTCACCATCGCAGCCGAAGGATACTGCTCAATGGCTCCAGCCGAAACATCTGGTGAAAACCTCGCACAACTTTTTGCTTTAAAAGACTCACCAGTAACAGAATGCGTATCTTTTACCCACCTAACACTTGACGACCATATTTTTGTGGCGATGCCATACAAGGTGCAACTAGGAAGAAAAGTTGATTTCGGCGATGTGCTTTGGTTTAATGGCGGGAAAGCAATGCGCGATATTGAATACCCCGCAGCGCTAAAAGCGTCGTTGAAACTAAAACAGGAACCGATTGACTCATCTCTAGACCGAGAAACATACTTTGGTACACTTGCCTCAGCAGTAATGCACTGCGGATTTGAAATATTTTATAGGGACGATGTATAAATAAGAAAATGGAACCAATAGATTTTTTCCACGAAAATGGTTATGTGGTATTCAAAAAGGCTATAAGCGAAAGTCTTATAGATGAATACAATTGTGCATGGGATAAAGAAAACTCCGACAAAACTGATCAATATGGAAATAATTTTGGGTGGGATAAAGAGTCAGAGCACCTAGAACATCCCGAAGTAATGGACATAATGTGCAGTCCAATTATTTCTGAATTTTTTGTTGAATTAGAACTTGCCGTTGCTCTTCATCGCGTGGACACTTGGGCTATGAGCAGTGAAAAACCTTGGCATCATGATTCAACATTATCCAACCCAGTTGCATTCAATAACTATATTGGTGCTTGGGTTGCATCAGAAAATGTGTTGCCCGAATCAGGACCATTCCAACTCATACCCAAATCGCACAAGTGGGATATTGACAAGTATTCAGTTTATTTCGGTGAAAATAATGGTGAGATTAGAGACGGCAGGTGGTTTAACCACGAAATAGAACGGCAGATTGAAGATCACAAAGAAATTCAGCACTTTACATTTCTTGCCGAAAAAGGGGATGTTCTCATTTGGCATGGGAATCTAATTCACCGTGCACTCATACCAACCAATAAACAAATTACACGAAAAGCGATCATCGGTCACTACAGCAACTCAAAGCAATATGAAGGTGCAGTTGACGAAGGATACGAAAAGAATATGACCTCACTGCTTGGTGACCCAAACGTTAAACAATGGAAAAACTCAGGGTATTACTACGACAGAAAAAGGTAATTAGAAATTTAACGGATTTTTCTGTTTTTCAAACTCTGTCCATTCGCGGAATGAACCGCCAGTATCGCCGTAACGGTCAAATTTATCAATGGAATTCATCAGGAATGAGTGAGTTGAAACAACGATCGCCGCTGTAATAAGAAATGCAATAATCATAGGAATACATGATGCCATCTCTGCGAGCGATCAACTGCAAGAAACTATCGTTTTACGAAATTAGATAGTGTCAATCTCTTTTTGTGATACTAATCATTCTTCGGCATCAACTATTTCAGCATCCTGAATATCATCTTCGCCCTCACCCAACGCAGACAAATCACCGAGCAATTCTTTGATTGTCTCACGAGGCATAATTCCCGCATCGCTCATAAGCATCAAAAGTTTCTTAGCCTCAGCCTCAGAATCAAACTTCTCCGTCTGAACCACACCCGGTGCGCCAGCCAAAACAGCCCGCAACGGAGAAGCATCGCGAACATCCATTTGAACATTCACATTCGTTTGTTCCATACCCAACAATTTTGCGCGACGATCAATAATAGAAAGAACAGTAGACACAGCCTTGATATCTGGCTCAATAGAAACCTCTGTGCCGTCGTCCATTTTTTGTTTTCGGTGTTGTGTTAACGGCCAGATTGCGGATTGCAGAGCATCCAAACGCTCAAGTTCCATCTGAAGAACCTCGGGGTAAGCCAGCAAAGCCTCCTGATTCAACTTGCCAAGTTGCCTTCGGATTGAGTTGGAAACATTGGAAGTACCGACCCCGAACCTGCGTGCTATCTCAGCGATTGGAACACCAGCCTGACGCATCTTGAAAATACGCAAGTCACGCTCGGCAAGAAATTCTCTAGTTAAACCTTTTTCAGCCATGTCAGGATGCTTTCATAAATTCAATAACTTCAAATGGGAAGATTTTCCCTCTTCTCATTTTAGTCGGGAACTCCCGTACATCTCGCGCGCCACGGAAATGTCGCACATCATAGACATAATCCCCCACAGCCGTTGGGTCAGGAGTCAGAGATAGACCGAACTCCGGCCAGCGTGACCACACGGCAGAACCGAACGGTCGCAAATCTCTAGTGGTAGAAGATGTCCCCAATGGGGCGTGGTGCTCAAGCCACAATGAGCAGTTGTAGTAATCACGCAACATGTCAAAGTATTTGGCTACTTCAACAGTGATTGATTCCGATGTCCTGCCACCCGGATCAACAAAAGATTTGTAGATCGGACCGAGCAAAATTAGATCAGGTTTAATGGTCTCAACTGCTTCTTCAATAATTGATCTGTCTGACGGACGCATCAAATCAACACCTGACGGCTTAATCAGGATATGACACTCAGGTTCACCGTCCAAATAGCCAAGACGGCGCGCTGCACCCATGATGTTCGCCGAAGTTCTTCTAATGATTCGCTCAGGGTTTTCAAGGTCAATAGTTAATGTTCGTATGGGTTTCATGCGAGACATGGTGAATGGGTTGATGCCGAATGAACTACAGATCGCCACCTGTCTTGCGAGCATTGTTTTTCCGACGCCTTCAGCGGCTACAACAATTACTCGCTCTCCACGCTCAAGAACATTAGGGATAATCCAGTCATAGTCTTCGTTCTCGGTCTCCAACAAAAATTGCGACCAATTGACAAGTCTTCCCCTATCAATTTCATCTTCACGTCCAAATGAGCCGATAAGCATTGATGCTTTTGTTAAGCGAACATTCTCCGAAATATCCTCACGGATTAACAGGGAATTCAATCTTTCAGCAAGCGCAACTAGTGGTGTCGTCGCTTCAACGATCGCTTCGGTTTGTTGTTCCTCTTCTTCATGTTGGACTATGTCGTCCAAAGGTTCGGAGTCTTTCATTTCAACTAGATCATCAATTGTTCCACCAGCACCTAAAAGTTCTGATACATCTTTAAAATTATTTGGAGGAACCCAACTGACAACAGTGCATCCGTTTTGTTCAAGTGTTTTAGTAACCATTTTTGCGTGGTCTCTACCTACACTGTCATTGTCCGCAATAATCCACACCTGAGCGCCCTCTAATGCGCGAGTATGTATGTCAAGCCACTTGCCCGCACCGTTTGGTGGTGTTGTCGCACAGAAACCCAAAGCGACCATATTGTCAGCATCTTTTTCACCTTCAACAAGCCAAATCACTTCTCCATTGTCTTTAGCGTGGAGGACATCGGGTAGGCGATACAAAACCTTTGGTGTGTCGTCCAAAGAAAAAATGTATTTGCCCTTATTGGCAGGGTCTGGTCGTCTTTGTCGGAAAGTTTTCTTTCCCCACTGATCCACGAACCGTTGCTTTTGAAAAAGAAGTTTCCCGTTTTCGTCACGATAATCGTATGTAGCGACAAGAGAAAGTTTGCGTTCCTCTTTCTTTTCAGGATAAAGATCAGCCAACTTTAACCCCACCGACTGACAAACCTGATCAACGGAACAGCCCTGCCCGCGATGGCAGGTAAGTAGAATTTTGTCTTCATTTCCTAAGCCCACAGAGAGCGATGGATTGTTATCGTCGTTACGGCATGGACAACGAGCCTCCCAGCCATTACTTGTAGGACGGACACCGTTCAGTTTTGAGAGGAACCTGTCAACATGTTGTGGGACAGAAGCATTACTCATTTGCTAAGTCTAATCTATTAATAATCCTCTGTACTCTTCCTGCGTTAACCGACCTTCGGACAGTGGGTGATGCCCTGCGATCAAGTGGCAAAGTTATTTTTTGCTGGCGTCTCAGAATTTCTCTTTCAATTTCACTTTTTCCACCCCAAACTCCAAGCGGTTCATAGCGGAGGGAATAATCTAGGCAACCCTCAACGACTTCACATTCCTTGCACATCTCTTTTGCTAATTCAACATCTTTGCGATGCTGACCAGCGGGCAGATTTGGATAGAACAAGGTGATGTCTTTCCCCTTGCACGAGGCTTTGCTCGTATCAAAAAAGTCACTTATATCCTGAGTGTCCAAAATCCCCCCCGAGTTGACTTGTTATCCGTGTAATGTTCGCCTAACACTACAACCCCTGTCAGGGAGTTCAAATGTTTTTCTCGTATTTCCCAATTTTCTTTGCAAGTTCAATATCTAAAAAAACTGTCACATAGTTCACGCGAAGAATGTTGTCTTCGCCCACCTCTGACACAACCTCAACACTGTCCTGTGGACAACCTATGGAACTCGCAATCCCTGCCCGAAGTTGAGCAACATTAACTTCCTCATTTATTGATTCATCATAAAAATCCCACACCTCTTCAAGGGTGGGTGGCTGAACGATAGTTAATGCTTTGAGTTCTCTTCCCTTTTCCTCCCCGATGACGCACCAAGTGCAAGCAATTTTCGGTGCAGATGACGCCCTTTTTCGGACTTCAATATGTCCGCATTCAAGTTTGTGATAATAAGAGACGTCACCCCACGCGCCTTGTTTGTCAATGGAGAGAATAGTCTTCTGTGGCGCAGATTTTTTATTTATCACGGGCAAATCTGTCTAAACCTATTTTGCTCATGTACGCATCGTATGATTCTTTATCTTTTGCACCGTAGAAACCAAGTTCTTCACCTTTTAAGATCACTGAAGCATGGTGATCCATTTGACTTCCACCCAGCGTTCTTGGTTTGTTACATTGCTCCACTTTGACTTTGTTGCGCCAATCGTCCAACCCCACAGATTCTAGATATGCACCGTTTTTGCCACTCGTATACTGCGTGTTGATTTTCATGCCGTATATACGGTATCCGCGAGTCCATGCCCTCATTGCTAAAACGTGCTCCTCGCCCCAAAAAAATAGTCGCGGATCAGCCTCGCAGTCAAACAGAAAGTCTCTTGTTGAAAAGTGAAAGGAACCAGAAATCATGTGGACTTCTTTGTATCCGTTTTCCAAATCGGATTCACTCCAAGAATAGTCTGTTTGTTTTTCATGCTCGGAATTTAAGGCGAACTTGTTTAACTGCCAAACAAGGCTGTCCATCCAACTATCCAAATTCGGGGGTTCTTTTTCATGCACCCAAATATCCTCAGACTCAGATTTTATAAAATCTTCCTTATGTAAGTTTATTTTATAAAATCCACCAGTTAAATGACTTAATATTAATTTGCTTGTATTTTCTTGTTTCTCTATTTTTCTAAAATATTCAATTAGTACCGAGTCCCATTTTTCTTTCATTCTTGTATGGGCGTCTACACGTAAAACAAATTCCTCTTCTTGAAGCAACTGAGATGCAAGGTAATAGGCATGCCCAAGACCAAGCGGGAACGGGGAACGCAAATCAACGACACGAACATGATCGCCGAAACAGTCAAAAGTCTCAAAATCCTTTCTATCCGAACGCTGATTACATATACCGACGAAAACACGATCAGGATCGTCTGCCATCTCAAAAATGCTGTCAACGGTCTTGACGAGATCCTCTTCCTGAAAAGACGGAATTGCAACAAAAATACGATCCATAAAACTATAGTAACCTTAAAAATGTGGCGCAAATAATGGGTTTAGATCTTTCACTCACAAGCACAGGAGTGAGCATCGGTGGACTAACGACAAGCATAAAGTCCAAAAACAAAGGATCCGAACGACTGCTAGAAATACGCAACGAAATTATAAAACTAGCCCAAGAGGCTGAAGTAAAAATAGTTGCCATTGAGGGATATTCATACGCCTCCCGTCACTCGCAAGCCCACTCCATCGGTGAACTAGGTGGAGTTATTAGAGTCGCATTACGAGAACTCGGAATCCCAATAGTCGTCATACCTCCAACCTGTAGAGCAAAATTCGCCACAGGGAAAGGGAACTCAGGGAAATCGGAAGTCATGTCAGCGATCTCGGCTAAAACGGGGATAATCTGGTCTGGTGGTGATGGCAATGATAGATGTGATGCTTGGATTCTTGAACAAATGACACTGACCTATTTGGGATTATCGCAATACGAATGGAATGAAGATCAATTTTTGGCACTTAAAAAATGCGACTTCACGGCAATAACAGGAGAACAAAATGTCTAGGTCACAACCAATATCCCAAGTAGAGATTGAATCGGAAATCATGAGATTGCTAGGCATGCTTGAAGAAGAAACAGAAGCATTTGAAGTACTAGCAGTTGACGCCGCGAAAAAAGATGCGCTCATGAAGGGGAATTGGGCTAAAGAGTACCTAGCCGCCAAGGGCAGTATCAAGGAACGCGAAGCATGGGCGGACTACAAACTTTCAGACGAAGCGTACTCGTATAAGATTAGCGAAGCGTTAGTTAAATCTAAACGAGAAAAACTTTTGACCGTGCGGACATCTTTGGACGCACTCAGAACATTGAACGCCAATGTTCGCATACAAACAGGAGCCTAAATGTCAGGTATTCATAAAAGCATAGAACACCTAGCAACACCGCTAGAAAAACTTGTGCACCTTGAAAATAATCCGCGCAAAGGAAACATTGATGCAATCGTTGCGTCATACCGTGAATTTGGTCAAGTAAAACCGATCGTAATCAAAGACAACACTGACGGAACATCAACAATTATTGCTGGAAACCATCAGTATGAAGCAGCGAAAAAACTTGGGTGGGAAACAATCGCATGCGTAAAATTTGAAGGAAATACAGAAAGCGCAATCGCTTATGCCCTAGCCGATAACCGTACAAACGAACTTGGCACTACGGACAGCAATATGCTTTTTGAACTACTCGGAGAAGTTGGCGAACAATACGACAACCTCATAGACGCTCTTGGGTGGGACGAATTTGATTTAGCCGCCATGGAAGGCGACTACTACCAAGAAGACGATGCGCCATACGAAGCACCAGTTATTCAACCAATAGCAACGATAGAACCGTCAAGCAACCCAACCGTTATAAGTACACAAATGGAAAACGGCGAAACAATGCTTACTGCGCCTAAGGGCACAGACATACAGCAAGCAGTGACTCAGGGCGCGCCGTCGGTGGTTGCTAACGGTTCAAAAACTATTGTTCAATACACCCTTGTATTTGACAGCCCTGATCAGCAAAGAAAATGGTATGACTTTATTCGCTGGCTAAAAAGCGATCCCGGCACAGACGGAGAGACAACAGCCGAACGAGTTCTCAACTTTGTTGACGCACACGCCAACTATTAGTCAAATAGTTCAATTTCCCGTGCGGTTATTTTTTCGTCTGAAGCATATTTTTTGTACAGTTTTTTGATAATTGGGTGAACAGAAACCGTGTCATTTGAATAATCAATCATGAGTTGGTTAAACAAACTGTCATAGAAACTATCAGGACCACGCGGGCTATGACCCCTTGGGTATGCGCTCTCAAGGGAAAGCATTTCTTCTGTGGGTATATGGTTATACATTAAATAGTTGCGTGAAAAGTATTTTCTTTTTTTCTTGACCGCATTTGCGCAATGGAAATAGCAGTCACCATCAAGAGGGAAATAGGGTGAACCAGAGGGGAATATAACAACCTCTCCAGCATTTGGCTTATACGAGATCAAGCCAGCAGAACTATAAAAAACTATTTCCCCACCCTCGTAATCGTCATTCCAGTAGAAATTGCAAGTCAGCAAAAAATTGACTTCAGGACGGCACATCTTTTTTATTTCAAAATCTGTGTGGTAGTTCATAGCCAGCGGTTTTTGGATTCCGTATATAGATTCCGTTCTTATACTCTTGTCGTGATCCATTTCAAAATCGGGTTCGTATTCCCCGAAATTGACCGCTGATTGAATATGAAAATCTGAGCCTTCTGGTTCAATAACACCATATGTTTTGCAGTAATCTTTTATTATCAGTTCTCTGCCCTGAATTATTCTATTTGCAAGATTTTTTTGACTAATAAAATTGGGATCTTCGCTATTTGACTGGTATGAACTTTCTTCGGTATCTGTTACCCGACCGAACGTATACCAATTCCTGTAAGGCTTAAAATAGCGAGGCGCATCAGGATCTTTGGTGGTAGTTCTTTCGTGCTCATAAATGACCTCAAGAACTTCCGCAACATCTGGAAACAGGTTTGTGTAAACACGAATATAAGGCGCAATTTCGTGTGATTCCAAAGAAAACTCCATAGAAACAGACTAACACCAGATAAATTCATGGCATGCATAACACCCCACAGAACAACCCTTCACGATACCTTCGTTATGGATCGGGGGCTTACAGGGTTCTCTGTTACGCACGATTCAGGAAACAGGACTCCTTCACTTCGGTTGATTACAGGGATTTTGTTTTGGGAAATGTGTCGCGAAAAAAATTGGACGCAGATTTAATCGCACTTAGCAGAATCGGCTATCTAGATAAGAGAGAGAACCCGAACCCAACAGCGACTAATACCTACGGTTTTGCTAAATATGTTTACACCATCACCCTCATTGGACAGCACGCGTTGATGGTACTTGGCAGAAATAACCGTCTTCAAGAAGAAAAAGCGAGAAGACACAATATGAACACCAACGGGTTGGAACGCTGGAGAAACCAGCAAAAAACACTAGGATCACAGATACAAAACAAATAGGAGAAACAATGAGCACACTATTTTCTTTAGACAACCGTGTTGCCCTGCTTACCTGTGGTCTCACTGGATACGGCTGGATGATTGCCGAAGGTTTGGCAGAACAAGGTGCAAAACGCGTCTATGTTGCCGACAAGGAACCATGCACCCCTCGCACAGTCTTGGACGAGGAAGAGCAATCACAACTTGATGAAATCTACAAAAAAATTATTCATATACAGTGCGACATAACCACCGAAGAAGGACGAGAAAAACTTTTTTGTGAAATTAGCGCCCTTGAACCGAGCATCAACATTCTTGTCAACTCTTCCCTTTACAACTCTGAAGGCTGGGAAGAGGTAATAAAATACAACCTAGAAGCACCAATCAAAATAACCGAAAAATTCCTTCCCCTGCTCAAAGCGTCAACGAACCCTGACGAGGGGACAAGCATCTCAACAGAACAGATGTACGGGAAAGTAATCAACATTTCCACGGTTGACGGAATAAACCCGCCACAGGTAGCGAACTTTGCTTTCAGTTCAAGCAATGCAGGGATTAACCATGCGTCAAAATCTTTTGCTGTGCAATACATTCGCCATAAAATTGTTGTTTCATCAATCACTGTCGGACTGTTCAATACAACACCCAATGAGGTGAACCCAGCGAACAGGCTTCAAGTAACACAACGAATTCCCGCAAAACGCCTCGGGCACAAAGACGACATCGTTGCGGCGATCACATACCTTGCTTCCCGTGCTGGTGATTACTGTGTTGGAACACACATAGTTGTAGACGGCGGTGTATCGGAAATCCGCGGATGAGAAACATTTTTTCACTAGACGGTCGTGTCGCTGTTGTGACAGGTGGGTCAAGCGGAATCGGCGAAATGCTTGTTAAAGGGCTAGTTGGCAACGGATGCGACCGAGTGTACGACATATCCGTTCATGAGCCTGTTGCTGAAAGAACAAGAGTTACCTTCATAAAAGCAGATCTGCTTACACTTGAAGGGATAGACGAAGCGGTCTCAAAAATAGAAGAAACAGAAAAACATATAGACATCCTTGTGAATAACGCTGGCATCAGTGGTGGGGCACCATCATTTGAAGAGTTCAGCGAAAGACAATGGGATCAAGTTGTTGATCTGAATATGAAAACTCCGCTCTTTTTCACACAACGCATGCACAAACTTTTGAAAAAATCATATGAAACCAATAAACGACTATCAAAAGTAATTAACATCTCATCAATAAATGGTTTGTCAATAGACAGAGATAGAACATACGGATACCATGCAAGCAAAGCAGGACTGCTTCACATGACACGCCAAATGTCGTTAGACCTCATCAAAGATGGTATTTCTATGAACGCAATCTGCCCCGGAGCGTTCCCGTCAAACATGAATAGACAAGCACGAGACTATGCGCACAAAACGTCAGAGCAAATACCAGTCGGGCGCACAGGGTCACCAGATGACATCACAGGAGCAGTCGTATATCTCGCCTCGCAGGCAGGAGATTATGTTCTAGGGTCAACACTCGTAGTTGACGGAGGAGTAAACAACATACGATGAGCGAAAATACAGAACCACACCTAACTTATGTCCCACTGCTAGAAAAACATGATCCAGAACTGTGGGAAACCCAAGGCGTAGATATCATCGCCAATAACTATTACACAGAAAAAAATACAGGAGCGCAAGCAGTCATTGCCGCTTGGCAAGAAATAAACCAAAAAACTCTAAACACAGTCGCGAAAAAACTAGGCTTCCCTGAACCGCTAGGAGTAATACACGCACTAAACACATTCGGGAAAAACCTTGCCATCAATGACGCGCTTTACAAAATGCGAGACAACACCACACCTTGGCGATGAACCATATCGGGATAATCTCACCCGGCAAAATGGGTCGCACACTTGCGCTTACCCTCAACGCCAACGGAAACAAGACATATTTTGCTAGCCGAAGCAGAAAACCCGAAACAGTTACACTCGCAAAACAAGCAGGAATAATAGAACTGCCATCTATCAAAAACCTTGTACAAGAATGCGACACAATCATTTGCATCGGGACACAAGGAATCGCATTCAACACAGCATCACAAGTAGTGCTCGCACAACCATACGACGGTCTATACATAGACTTCAACTCCCTACACACCCCACAAGAAGAAAAAGATTGGCGTTTCCTAATGGAAATGTCCAACAGCCGATATGTAGAAGGTGCTTTACAGGGCTACCCGTTTGACATACTGCCAAAAACATCAGACACCCACCTAATGATCCTCTCAGGTGAACATGCAGATGAAGCAGAAAAACTATTTGCCAACACAATATGGTATATAGAAAAAACTAAACGAAACGCAAAAACGGTCAACAGAGAACCGTTCCAACAGTCCCACGATGGATAAACTTAAACGCGTGGAGACCAACTTTATAAAATGTGGGGACGCCCTACAAGAACTCAAAACAATTCCCGACAACACAATAAACACCGTCATCACATCACCGCCATACAACAAAAAAGGTATCCAAAACGGCAAAACACAAAACAGCAACCAAATCTGGCAAAAACACAATATTGACTACAACGAATACCACGACAACATGCCAGAAAACGAATACCAAAACTGGATAATAGAAATCATCAACGAACTACACCGTGTAATCACACCAGACGGATCCATCTTTTTTAACCACAAACCACGCCGACACAACAACCAAGCACGGCTACCCACAGAATTCATTCACAAAACAAACGCACACATATATCAACTGATCATATGGAACCGCAAAAACAGCCCGAACATACGCAAAGACCACCTGCTACCAAACACCGAACACATCTACTGGCTATCCAAAGACAAGCCGAAAACATTCCGTGACAACATAGACACCAAATATCTTGGCGAAATATGGGACATATCACCACAACGGCAAACAATCCACCCCGCACCATTCCCAACACAACTAGTAGAAAACTGCATCCTCCTCACCACACAACCCGACGACATCGTCCTAGACCCCTTCAATGGGATAGGGACAACCACAAAAACAGCCCAAAAACTAGGCAGAAAATATATCGGATACGATATAGACGAAAAATATGTGGAGATAGCAAAACAGTCCCCTGCTAGATAAACTACAACGAGATGGAAACCGCTACTAAATATCCGTTGATGCACCTCACCGCCCGAGAAGTACTGCAACTACGCAGATTCACCGACCTCTGCAAAGCAAACAAAAACGAACACCAAGTAACCGACCGCAAATATACGGCAGGAGCCACCGAAAAAGGCATCATCATGCTCGGAAAAGCAGGAGAAGTGATCATCTCCCGCTACTACAACACCGAAATAGATTGGGAAATCTATGTAGGCGCAGACAACGGTTTTGACACCATCATAAACAACAAAAAAACTGAGATCAAAACATCATCCCAAAAAGACCTGATAATCAACGACCCTGAACACTGCAAATACGGTTTATGGAAACCCGACACAGAACAATGCATAGTCGTATGGTGTAACCAGCCTAAACACCAATGGGAAAACATAGGCACAAACACACAGTTCCAAATAATCGGTGGAACAACCCGCCAAAATTTCTTTGCAAAAGCCCAAAAAACCGACTACGGTTATGGTCCGAGACTAAAACTAAACGAACAACAACTAACACACCTATAGAAAGACATAATGAACGAATTCCAACAATGGTGGGTCACCCACCTAGCCCAAGAAACAGAAAAGGCTCACAAACAAGCCGAAAGACTATTCCCAATCCGCGTACTCAGCAACAAAGCAAAACGCGACATCTTCATGGACACCTTCCACTGGACAATGCTAGAACAGCGAATAACAATGGAAAAACTATTTAAACAACCCGTAAACCTATAACAGGAGCAGAAAATGAGAAAAAGGCAACGCCAAATATATGCCCTCAATGTCAGCGAACCACAAATGAAAGGGCTCCTCGCACTTGTAACAGAACAACGAAAACAACTAGCAAAAACCCTGCAAGAAAAAGGCGACGCACCAGACACCGATCGCATATATCAAAAATTAACCCAACTCAAAGGAATAGAAAAAGCATTAGAAACCTCAATCTACTTCCACGACAAATTCTATGAAGCAAACAAAACACAAATCAAAGAAAAACGCGAAACCCTAAAAAAAGCAAAACCGCCGCGCGAAATTTTGAAAAACGACCCCCAACAGTCCCTCAACAAATAAACCGAAACGACCATGACAACCACACAAAAAAATACGCCCACACCCGGCACCGAAATCCTCCAAGAAGCCTACAAAATCGTAAACCAAGACCGCCAAAACACATACGGACACCCAAAAGACGACTACACAAAAGTCATCAACATCTACCAAACACTCACAGGAAAAGAACTAACAATAAACGAAGCAATCCTCTTCATGGTCTCCGTCAAACTCGCACGACTACGAACCAACCTAGACCAAGGACAACTACACCACGACACACTCCTAGACACAATCGGATACCTCACCTGCCTAAACATGATCCACCACGCAGACACACCCCAACAGACCCCAGACAGATAAACCTAAAAAACAAAACGGAACCAAAAAATATGTCGCATGACCGCCCCCGGCTACAGAGAGAGTGCAAAAGGTTGACAGCCCCGCTTAGCAACCTGCTGTCACTGTCATACAACCCTTATGTTGTAAGGGTTTTGTGATGCGTGTGCTTGTGCCTTTGTTGTTTGTGATGGTTGCTGTGTATTGGGTTTTGCAGTTGTTGCATTTTGTGTTTGTGACGAACTTTGAGAATGTTGTTGCAAGTGTTGTGATTGTTTTTATTGTTTTTGTTTTGTATAGGGGGTGTTGTGCCTTACAAAAACATTGCAGATCATAGGGAGTGGCAACGCTGTCATCGTGAGGATACGAGGGCTAAGCGTGAGAGGCGTAGGGAGTATGAGCGTGAGCGTAAGAATCGTCAGCGTGTTGCTCTGTATGAGTTGTTGCCTGAGCCTGAGAGGTCTCGTAAGTTGGAGGCTAATGCTAGGCGTAGGGCTTTTGGTTTGAGGTGGCGTGTTGAGAAATAGTGGCTACGGGTGGCTACGGGTGATACTTGACATATACTCTGTACTGTTATATAGTTAGACACATGACAGCAGATGCATTACTAGGCATAGCAACAATGGCAGTAGCCATGATCGTCCTACTTATAGGAGCACAATGAACTACAGATACGACATATCACCTGATAGATACCCTTCCACTAAGTGGCTAGTAATAGACACACAGTGTGGCAATATGCCGTTGTCTACAC